TCCAGAAAAACTCACCAGACGATATTTAGAAGCTATGTCTGATTATATTATATTAGCATTTAAGAAAGATATTAAAGAACATAAAATAACAACAAAAAGTAGATTAAAGAATACAATTAAAGAACATGAAGTAAGTTTAGAAGGATTATCAGTTTCATTTCAAAATAAATATGGTGAGAGTGGCAGTAATGGATCTGCGGAGGACTATGTTTATAATCTTATTGTAGAAAATGATAAAAATGTACTTTTAACACCAAAAAATAAAATTACACCTGAAGATATTGAAGAAGTACCTGGATTAAAAGATTTATTTAAGGAAATAAAAAGATTAGAAACTCAGGTTTTTCCAGTAGCAAAAGGTAAGCAGAAATATTCTGTAAAACAAAATATTATTGCTTTATACAGAGATGCTTATGTATTGCGGGCTTCATTTAAAGGCGGAGTTAATTTTGTTAATACAACTAAATCCGCAACTAAAATAGACTTATATGAAGATATTACTCTTGATAAAGATGGTGAAATTCAAGTTGAAGCTAATTTAAGTTTATTAGAACCGAAGCATGTTAGCGCAATGTTATGCCGTTATTCTAAATTAAAGGAAGATGCATATAGTAAATTTAATTCAGATATTTATTACATGATGTTAGCTCTTGATGAAGTAATTGATATTGCGCTCGCTGATGAACCATTATATTTTGATTTAGTTACATATAAAGTAGATGGTTTACAAAATACGGAAATACAAAAAAAATTAGAAGAAGATTATGGTATTAAATATTCAGTAGAATACATTTCTTCTTTATGGAGAAATAAAATTCCTAAACTTATTGCGGAAACTGCTAGAAAAAAATGGCTTGTTTGGCATTATACTGAACAAGAAAAGGGTACTTGGAAACGTTGTTCAAAATGTGGTTGCATAAAACTCGCACACAATAAATTCTTTTCTAAAAACAAGTCTAGTAAAGATGGTTTTTATTCAATTTGTAAAGATTGTCGTAATAAGAAAAAAGGTATATAGTATAATGGGCGAAATTTATCAAATAAAAAATGATTTTAATAATAAAGTATATATAGGAAAAACAGTAAAAAATACGACTATACGAAAAGCTCAACATTTGGCTCAATTACATGATGGAACAGCAATTCATAATTCAATTTTAAAACATGGTATTGAGCATTTTACTTGGGTAGTTATAGAAAAGGATATTCCAAAAGAAAAACTTGCAGAGAGAGAAAAATATTGGATTAACTATTTTAACTCATATTACAATGGATATAATATGACTAAAGGCGGCGAAGGCGGGAATGGGACTTATGCAAAAAATTTAGAAAACTGGAGAAAACAAAATCCAGAAAAGTTTCAAGAAACTATTGAAAATTTACAAAAATGGAGAGAGTCTCATCCACAAGAAGTTAAACAAGCTAACTTAAAAGCAGCTAAAACTCGCCTAGAAAAGTATGGAAATGAAATTACTAAAAAAGCTAATCAAGCATCAAAGAAAAAAGTTAAATGTATTGAAACTGGTAAAGTTTATAATAGTGCAAAAGAAGCTGCTCAGGATGTAGGAGGAGCAAATGGAAGTCATATTGGTCAAGTATGCAATAAAAAAAGAAAAACAGCATATGGTTTTCATTGGGAATGGACAAATTAAATTAGCTCATAACAAGTTTTTTTCAAGAAATAAAAGCAGTAAAGATGGTTTCTATTCAATTTGTAAAGATTGTCGTAATAAGAAAAAAGGAGTGTGAGAGTAAATGGCAGAGCAAAAGAAAAAATACCATTGCTCGAGATGTAAGAAGACTTTAGGCGAAGCTAGATTTTATACTTATAAAGATGGTTCTAAAGTTGAATTATGTAAAGATTGTTTAAGCGCTCATGTAAATAATTTTGAACCAGATACTTTTTTATGGATTCTTGAAAAAATGGATGTTCCATATATTCCTTGGGAATGGAATAGTTTAAGAGATAAAAAATATCAAGAAGATCCTGTTAAAGGTACTGGCGGACCTGCAGTTTTAGGTAAATACCTTGCAAAAATGAAGTTGAAGCAATGGTGTGATAAAGAGACAGGCAAACCTTATACATGGGCGGATTCAGAACGATTACAAAAAGAGCTTGGTCAGCCAGAAGAATTAACAGAAGAAGAAAAGGCTGAAGAGGCGGCAAGAGAACAAGAAATCAAGGAAATGTATGAAAATGGAACTATTTCTGAAGCAGAATACAAAACTTTAGTTTCAACAGAAACTCAAAGAGAAGCAACAGAAGAAAAGTTTCCTGGCGGAGAACCATTTGTAGATGGTTTTGCAGCATTTGATTCACAGTACATGTCTGAAGATGAATTACCAGACCCTGCCGCAGAATTAACAGAAGAAGATAAAATTTATCTTGCTTTAAAATGGGGAAGGTTATATAAACCTAATGAATGGGTTGAACTTGAAAAGAAATATGATGAAATGATGAGTTCTTTTGATATTCAAGATGCAGATAGTATTAATACACTAATACTTATGTGTAAAACTGATTTAAAAATGAATCAGGCTATTGACTGCGGAGATGTAGATGGATATCAAAAATTAGCAAGAGTAAATGATGGATTAAGAAAATCTGCAAAGTTTACAGCTGCGCAGAATAAAGATAAGGACAATGAAAAAATAGATTGTACTGGAGTACTTGTATCGGTATGTGAAAGATTAGGAGGTTTTATTCCTAATGATCTTGTAGAAGTGAATGAAGATATGATTGATATAAGTATAAAGGATACACAAAAATATTTATATAATCTTGTAACTAAAGATTTAGGATTTGGGCAACAAATTGAGAACTATCTTAAGAAAATTCAACTTGAACATGAAAATATGGAAAATGATAATTGGGATGAAGATGAAGAAGAAATAACAGATGAAGATATAGCAGATTATTATGAAAGAATACAAGAAGAAAAAGAATTAGATTCTCAAATTACTCAAGAATCAAATGCTTATAAAAAGGAAAGAAAGGAAGATGACTAATGGCATTAGCTGACATATTAGCTCTTTCCAATAATAAGCAAAATCAAAAGATTGGTATTTCTGAGGAAAGAGTTAAAGCATGCCTTCCTGAACTTAGGAAGGCTATTGCTTTTTATAGACAATATCCAGATTTATATATTGACTTTTGTAACTCTTGCGCGAGTGAGAAACAAACTGTTCTTAAATTATATACTTATCAAAGAATTTTCTTGCGTCAAGCAATGAGATATAAACATGTGTATGCGGTATTCCCTCGTGCTTACTCTAAATCATTTTTATCTGTTCTTGTACTTATGCTTAGATGTATTTTTTATCCTGGTTGTCATTTATTTGTTACAACAGGTGGTAAAGAGCAGGCAACAGGTATTGTTAGAGAAAAAGCTGAAGAACTTTGTAAGCTGGTTCCTGGTTTAGCAAACGAAGTAAATTTTGATAGAGGAAAATCTAAATCTTCTAAAGAAGAATTTACTTTCTTGTTCAAGAATGGTAGTCAGCTTGATGTAATGGCATCAACACAGCGTTCGAGAGGACGAAGAGCTACCGGAGGTCTTATCGAAGAGGTTATCCTTGTAGATGGACAAATTCTTAATGAAGTTATTATCCCTACTATGAACGTATCAAGATTATTACCTGATGGAAGTAGACATGATGAAGAAATTGTAAATAAAAGTCAGATATATGTTACTACAGCAGGTTGGAAAAATACCTTCGCTTATGAGAAGCTTATGATGATCCTTCTTGAACAGATTACACAAAGCGAAAGTGCTTGTGTTATGGGTGGTACTTGGCGCGTTCCAGTTGCAGAAGGATTGCTTGCTAAGAACTTCGTACAACAGTTAAAAATGGATGGTACTTATAATGATAGTTCATTCGGACGTGAATATGAGTCTGAATGGAGCGGAGATGCGGAAAATGCTTATTTCTCGTCAGAGATTTTTGACAAATATCGTATTCTCAATCAGCCAGAATACGAATTTAGTGGAAGAAGTAGTAAAACTGCATATTATGTAATAGGTGTCGATGTTGGTCGAAAAGGGTGCTCTACAGAGGCGGTCGTTATTAAGGTAACACCGCAACCGCAAGGAGCGTCCATTAAGTCTATTGTTAATATATATTCATGGGAAGAAGAACATTTTGAACAACAAGCTATTAATTTAAAGAAATTATTTTATAAATATAAAGCTAGAGTTTGTGCTATTGATGCAAACGGTCTTGGTATTGGTTTGATTGACTTTATGGTTAAATCTCAAATTGATCCAGTTACAGGTGATACACTTCCTCCTTTTGGAGTAGATAATCTTGATGAATATCCAGAATATAAGCAGTTTAGAACTCCAGAAACAGAGCGGGATGCAATGTACCTTATTAAAGCAAATGCACCAGTTAATACAGAAGCTTATAGTAATGTTCAAACTCAATTATCAAGTGGTAAAATTAAATTCCTTATTGATGAAGTTACTGCAAAAGTAAAACTTATGGAAACTAAGATGGGACAATCTATGACTCCTGAGAAGAGAGCTGAATATCTTATGCCTTTTACTTTAACTACTTCATTAAGAGAACAAATGCTTAACTTAATAGAAGAAAATGAAGGTGTAAACATTATTTTAAAGCAGTCTTCAAAAGGAACTCCAAAAGATAAATTTTCTGCCCTTATATATGGTATGTTATTTATTAAGCGAGAAGAGGAGCGTCGCCGCAAGAGAAAGAAATTTGATATATCAGATTTAATGCTGTTTAGTTCGTCTGGGCATATTTAATTAAACTTATTTAATTTTTTTATATATAATATATAAT